AGGTGGACTTAAAGAAGAAAGAATGAAAAAATTTGAAGTCACTTACGAAAGCCACATATCAGAATTAGATAGAATTAAAAAGTTGGCTTTGAAGAAAGGAAGTTTTTCAAGTGCTGTAAACGCTGAAACGAACCGAGGCAAAGCAGCAGGGTTATATATAGACAGAAAAATAATAAAGCATGGGAAGCTAGAAGAACTATCAGAAATGCAGTTGGAAGCCAAAATGAAACAAATACTAGAAGATTACGCACCTCTTTTAAATGCCGACGTTGTTGAAGGTCAGGCAGAAGAGATAACTGATGAGCCATCTAATGAAGCTTAGTCATTTTTAATACACACGACGTAGGAAAAACAGAACGTTCACTAAAAGTAATAGTCCCGTCATCATCAATATCATAACCAGCAAATATTTTAACAGTGTCTTTGTCTTTACTAAATAGATAGCCTTCACTTACAGGTGTAGCCAGTTTCATGTTACGAAATTCTCTTTCACTACCCCAACCACCTTCAGTAATAATATCACACCAATCTATTTTATATCTTGAATATGGAAACTTAACTTGTTGTTTAATTAGTTTTGGTTTTGCATAGGTGTTTAACACTCTGGATTTGTTTCTACGTTTAGGCATGGATTGTGTATATATTAAAACTTTAGAGGAGGACATAGGTTTTTTAATTCATTTTCAATTGTGTCTGAAATAAGGCAGTTTATTTTTCGACACCCTAACAGTGTGTTTTTTATTTTTTTTATTAAATTGCGCTAAAAAATGGGAAGGTGTCGAAATTAGTAAACAAATGATTACTATCACTCTATAAACCCCGTCATTACTCATTAATTTTCCTAAAATCTTCCAAAAAGGGGGTGTCGAAAAGGTGTCGAAAGGGTGTCGGCAGGGTGTCGGCGGTGTCGAAATTAGTAATCATTTGTTTACTATATTGTACACATATGTCGCACTTTTGCCATAATTATTAAAAATTGTTTTAATGTAAATATTTTTCGACACCTTTTCGACACCATTTCGACACCCTTTTACGCCATTTCGACACCCTTTCGACACCCTAACCATGCCTTAATTCTGCCTTAATTCAGACACAATTGGAACATTATTCAGATTTATTTGCATCTTCGTAATCTTTATATTCTTTTATTAAACTTTCTGATGGGTGATAAACTTCCACGTGACAATGGCAATTAGGACACGATAAGTTACTGACCATATCATACTCTTCATTATCTTCCGTATCATGATCACCGCCCCATATTAATTCTTCCTGGCAATGCCAACAGTTCATTGTTATTTACTTCCTTTTTTTATATTAGCAATATGTTCCATGGGTTGTAGATTACTCCAATTAAAACATGCACGTTGTTGTTTTGGATCTTCCAGATTAAAATGAAAACAGGCTTTAATATGATCCATATCCCATCCTCCTAGACCTTGATTTTCCCAATTCATCCATGGTTCAAATTTAGATTTTAAATGTTGTCTTAATTCATCAGGGGTACAACCAATTAATTTCATAGTTGAAGCTGATTTATTTTTACCTTTTAAAGCTTGCAAAACTCTACTTGAACACAAATGTCTTATTCTAAAATTAATATCTGTAGAATATCTAATTTTCCATCGTTTGTTTGTTTGTTCTTTTATTTCAGGTTTAGCTTTATATTCTTTTTGTTGTTTTTTAATGGCTTCTATATTTTTTAAACGGTATTCCTTATTTCTTTTGCTGTCTTTTTCTCTATTTTTTAAATGGAGTTCTTTCATCTGTCTTAGTCTTTTTTCTCTATTTTTTGAATAGTTTTTTAATACTTGTCCTATTCTTTTTTCTTTATTTTTTAAATAATATTCTTCATCATATTTCTTCTGTTGTTCTTTACTATAGGTCATTAGTTCATTTCCTCAAATTTACAATTCATACACCTGCCCCAACCAGCTTCTTCTTCTTCAAATGTCATATAGTCTTCACATCCCCCTTCACACATAACATTTGATAATTTAAATATCTCTTCTGTATGATACTCAGGATCTTGTAAATATTTTCTTATCTTATCTTCCCTTGCTTTCTCATTTGTTTTATTCATCGGACATAGGGCTAGTGATTGGTGTTATAGGTTCTAACTCCTCCTGGTATTGTTCAGAAGGTGTTATAGGTTCTAACTCATCTTGATATTTTTCAGAAGGTGTTTTTATTTTTTTCTTTTTAACTTGTAATTCATTGTACATGTCTAATCTTTTTAGAAAAGCATGTTTCCATTTTCTTAATTGTAATCCCTCAACTTTAAATTCCTGGTAATATAAATCTGGCGTGCATACCATAATGACACCTTGTTTAATATGACTACCATAAACATAATCATGAGCCATGGCATATGCTGAAATTTGCATATAATAATCTTCAATCCATTCTTCTCTTTTTGGTCTATTTGATTGCTTGAAATCAACAACAGTTTCCATACCATTATGAGAACAGATAAGGTCCGTGGCCCCTGCATAAAGGCCCGGATAGTGCAACATAACCTCACTACCATAATACTCATCTACGGGTGCAAGACCCATCTCTATAATTTTATCAGCCATGGGCCGTGCTTCTTGACCTATGGGCGTTAGATCAATGATATTAGTCCCACGGACATAGTGCTCTAGATACTTGTGCATACAAGTTCCTCGACTTGAAGCGTGGTCCTTGATCCGTGTTGCTTCAACCTCGCCTACTTTAGCCTTCCACTTTTTTATAAAATCTTGGTTCTTTGTAGCACCTAATACAGTAGTCACTGAGGGTAATTTGTAATTACTAATCTCATACATTCTGGTCCCTGATCCGGGGTCCGTGAGCTGTTTTCCTTGTATGTAGGTATAGCGTTTACTGTGTTTGATCATCTAACTCTTTTCTTGAGATTATGTAATTTAATTCGTCTATAATTTTTTGTGGATCTTTTTCCAGATATAATGCACCTACAAGCAACCCTCTTAAATTATCGTTAAAGAGCCCTAAGCCCGTGTTACAGCCCTTACAAGCCCATCCTCTAAAGATGTAAGTCCCTCGAATATGATCTCTTTGTAGATCATCAGTAGTCTTAAAACAACACTGACAAAAGAATGGTTTAGGACCAGCAATTTTTTTTATATACTGTCGTTCTTTATCAATAGCATTGGCACAAGATCTACAAAGGCACTGTAGATAATAAGCACCCGCAGCATTTCGAGTTCCTTTCTTTGCAAAAAACTTAGGTAATAATTCTTGGTTACAATCTTTACATTTTTTTAGATTATACTCATTACCTACAATTTTAACATTGTCTCGGTAGTAAAAAGGTTTTAGTTCCCCGTTAAGATGTGTTTGTTTTAGTGACATAATTCTCCTTTATTGTTAGTTGATTTGTATGTGGTAGTGATTGGTTTAACGGCATAATGAAATAAGGAGCAAGAGATCCGAACCAACGTCGACATTGCTGCCGGGAACCTACCACCGTCCCCTGAAGTACTTCTCTGTCCTATTCTGTAATTATTTATCATTTTTTTCCTCCCTCAATGACTTCAAATCTCATAGGAGGTTTCCAACCCTCTAATACATCTTGAACATAAATTTTATAAGATGCAAACTCTCCTTTAGTCATAGTACCTTCTGAATAAGTGATTAGATCCATAGTTAATAAGCAAGGGATTTGAGTTTTATCTACGGCATGTAATGGAAAATTTTTCTCCATCAGTTTAACCTTCCCTTTATATTGATCCTGAAAACGAAATCTACAGTCCATAAAATAGTCTTGAATTATTTCTTTTTCTTCTCGAGTATTTTTTTTAGATTGTTTTATCATTATTGCCCTTCCCATGGATTGTACATAGTATATTTTAAAGTTAACTCATCGCCTGCTGCTATGTTTTCAACAACGATAAGGTCCCATTTTTTTGTAAGTGAATTAATTTTATATCCAACTATTCTAACGCAGTTAGGTGTATTACTATGGTTAATAAAGCCCCCTAGAGGCGTTCTAATAAGCATCTTATCAATTTCATAATGAGAGGTCCCTAAATTACAGCTTATGGTTAAATCTTTATTTGTAAATAATCCCTGGCCTTCGATATTTGAATCTTTAATAAATAATCCGGTAGGTAAGGGTTTATAAGTCATTTAACACTCTTACTGTTGTTCCAAACATTATTATTAAATACTTGTATCAAACGTGTTAGTTTAACCTCGTATTTTTTACCAAATCTATTTGTAAAATAAACTTTACAATCCGTTACCGGTAAGTCTAAATTTCCATATTTAAGTGTGTCTATTTTTTCTTTCATTTCTTAAACCATATGTTATCTCTAAACTTATCAAGTTCAATTACATTGTCATCAAGATCTTGTATATCAGGACCATAATAATCTATAACTTTTTCTATCATGTGTAATTTAACTGTGGCAGAAGCCCATAATTCTCTTGCAACAAAGAAACAATCTTTATCAAAACATGTCCAATGCCATTGTTTTTTAATTTTACGTAACTCACCACACTTTAAAGTCTCATGAATCAACTTCATAACATCTCTATCTGCCATAGACAGTTCCATTTTCCAATGCCACTTTGTTTTTGTAGAACTTTTAATAATACCTTTAGCATCAAATATTCCTGCAATATAACCTATATCTAATTTAGTATTACTATTCATAAGAGACTCCAACAAGATGGGTTTCAATTAATTTTTGATTACAGGCTCTTCTTACATCTTTATTAGATAATTTTCTTTTCTCACAAAATTTTTGTAAATAATCTAATTTTTCGCTTGGAGTAAGACAACCTTTTTTCCCACTTGTATATTTAGATTTAATAACTAAAATCATTAAATCACAAAACTTATCAACAGCTAAAGTTTGAGATAAATTTTTCATAACCTCACTTCGTTTTCTCTTTTCACTATACTTTGACATTTCTTTACTTTCAAACATTTTTATTTCATTACTCATTTTTTTCCTTTCATTAATTGTTTTATTATCGTCGTATAGGGATTAGGAGTCAAATCCCTAGTGCAACTTACTAACAGCATCTGTAATAGTAGCATCATTAACATAAACGTCAATAATTTCGGACTCATCCACATAGATTTCTCCTTCCGAATCACAAGTTTCACACTGCAATACTACCTGTTCTCTACCTTCTTCTAAATGGAATTGTTTGTAACCATTTCCATTACAATCATCACAGATTGCCGAATGTCTACGCTTTTTTAAATTTGCCATTTAATTTTTTCGCTTTCTCATTTGCAATTGATTCTATGGTTTTACTAATTGATAATTTAGCATCCGGTAATAATATTTTGGATAGCGTTATCAATTTCTTATAAGTGTCATGTGTCAACGACACATTTCTATACTTAGTTATATCAGTCATGTTTTTTTTTACCTTTCATTTGTTTATAATGACTATATAGGATATTTTGTGAGTATGTCAACAAATAAATCCTTGTATAGTCCCTTTTCCGTCATTTAAATACCACCCTTGAGTAGTACCCTCGCTTTTATACGTAGAAACAGCTTTCCTGTACCCATTTGAAAAAATTAAACACTCATATACGTCCATTTCAATGGGAAGTACCAGTTTTTCTCGCACTAAATCACCCTTAAATAATAATATTAATATTATTAATGTTTTAGTCATGTTTATCTTCTGATGGGTCGTATGTTTTAGTTCCAAAGGCTAGTATTTTTTCTAAACCTCGCCCTGAAATATCTAATGTTGCATACTGTTTCCACTGCTTCTTAATTAAATTTAATTCTAAAATTAAATTAGTCCACTGTTTTGCACTTATGTTCTTACTTGTGATTGTTACTTTTTTCATATTCCTCGCTTTCTAATAAGGAATATAGGATACTAAATGATAATGTCAACCTTTTTTTTAATTTTTTTGTTGTCTTTTTTCTGCCTTATTTAGAGATTTTTTATGTTTTCCGGGCCTTTTTCGAGGTTTATCCCGTGGTGCGTGATCCGCGTTCTTTGATTTTTTCATCGGTGTTTGGCACCTTTCATAACAGTACCATCGGGCATTTTATGAGTTTTCTTTTTAGAATCTTTGGCAAATTTTTTAGCAACTTCTGGCTTTTGTGAATATAAATATTTTTTTTGTTTCTCAGATTTAAAAGGCATTACTTCCATTCCTTAACATAAGGAATTCCACCATCAGCACGTTTATTCATAATAGGTAAATAACTTATTTTACCATTAACATGTTGTTTTAAATCTGCACCACATTCCATGCATCTATAAAATTGAGAAGATACTCCAACTAAAGTTGTGATTTGATCACACGTAGGACATTCACCTTTAACAATTTCTGTTTGAAAATACATTCTGTTATTTTTTTTCATCTTTGTGATAATCGATCTATATGAGAGTATATTTTTACAATAACTTTGTCAAGGTCCATTTTCATTTTAAACTTCTTCTACTTCTTTACATATAAATTTCGTTGCTATTTTATTATTATTAACAAACTCTTCTTCTTGTAAACGTATTATTTCTGTAGATATTTCTAATGCTGCAAGTGTACATTCTTTCCATGAATTATAGGGTTGTTTTATCTCTTGTGGAGGTAGACATTGATCATTAATAAAAGAACATAAAAATATTATTAAAGTAAATTTCACGGTTTATTATAGTCTACCGGTCCACCTAATAGAGCTAAGGTTACCATCAACACAATTAATAATGCTGTAAATCTGTAATCCATCCTGGCGCTCTCCTTTATTGACATGACAAACATTCCTCCCCAGAATTTTTAGGGTCATCACACTCACAAGTATCACAAGTACATATACCGTACACATCTGTGTGGAGGTCATCCAGGCAATGGCATTCATGACCGCATTTTTTACATTCATTTTTTGTCTTTTTTTCCATGTGTTTTTTCCTCAATTTTATAAAAGAAGTTATCTGTGTCTTCTGTTTTCCATGCTCCGGTATCCTCTACATTCCATTCGTTCGTTTGAACTTTCCAGTCAGGAATATTGTCCTTAACTGTAAATGAAGGCAGGTCCCATATACATCTGTTGTTTGGCTGAGCCGCATAGTTGCCATTATCTAACGCAATTATGTGAGCGCACTTATGTTCGTGCGGAATTTCTGAATGATCAGAATTTAGTATATTAGCATCTGGGTGGCCCCAGTCAACTGTAAATAAATATTTACCGTGATACCATTTCTTATCTTTACCGATGTATTTGCCTGATGAAGATGTTAAAATATCCCAAGTAGTAATAGCAGGGTAATAAGAAAAACTATTCCACAGTTCCAATTCATCAACTCTTTGGGATGGAACAGTTTCCGGTTGAAAACCACGTTGAATAAAAGCCGAAATGGGTAAACGATAAAAGACTGCACCGTTTTCCATGATGGCATGGAATAATATTGCACGCCCTGTAAGTGATGTAATACCGAAGATGATACAGTCTTCAACTTCGCCATGATGTTTTTTAAGATCATATAAATACTCCCTTTTTATTTGTGAATATTGTACAGGGATATTAGCATTTAGGTAAGACATATTTTATTTTTTTTAAAAGATTATACCATAAATCTTTGTAAATAGGATTTTTAGTCTTATTCCACATTATCGCAGCTTCATCAATTTGTTGTAATAGGCTCATTTTATTGACCCCCAATTTTTACCGTGTTTATAATTAACTTTATTGTTAACCTCTAAAGTAATAGCGTTTTCCATAATTTCTTTTACAATCCTAGCTTGTTCCTCATTTTTTATTGATAGACATAGCTCATCATGTATTTGTATCTGCGGTAAAATCCCCTGTTCATATAGATTTACCATAGCTTTTTTAGTCATGTCGGCTGCGGAACCTTGAATTAACCTATTTAAAGCTTTGTAAGTAAACGCTGGCTTATAGAAATCTGTAAAATGTTCATAAGTGGGGTCAGCTACATAACCTTTGTTTAATCTATCATCTGTATAATATTTTTGTGCCACTTCTTTCTCTAAAATATCTACCGGGTCATACCTATTAATACTATTGTTCCATTTCCTATCTCTAGTTTCCCATTTATTAAACCTACAGAACCTATCTTCCAAAGTATATAAAAGTTTATTTTCTTCAGCAAAATTTATTAAATCTATAGATAATTGTTTTACAAAAGGAACTTTAGCATGATAATCAGCAAACAATTTATTTGCTTTAGGTCTATCTAAACCAAGTTCACTAGCTAATTTTATTTTACCCATACCATAGAAGAGTCCAAGGTTAATAGTCTTGGCCATGGTCCGTGATATCTGAGCCATGTCCGCAACGATCTGGTGAAAGTCTGCATCCTCTTTATTAAATTCTTCTAACAAGGTATCTGTTCCAGGCATCCCTAAGGCTAAGGCGTAGTGTACCACGATCCGTGGTTCTTGTTGACTGTAATCAAATGATCCCCATTCACAATCATCTTCAGGTAAAAATAATTCTCTCATTTTTTTACCAATGAATCCTTTAGAAGGTATTTGTTGTAAGTTAGGGTTACTCATTGAGAATCTACCGGTAACTGTTCCACCTTGATCCGATCTAATTTGATTAATATCTGCATGTATTCTACCTTCATGGACAAACTCTAACAAACCTTCAATAAAAGTATTCTGAGTCTTATCAAAGTTTCTTGCTTTAGCTATTAATCTTAAATATTTATTTTTATGACTTGATAAATAATCTTTAGGGAGTTGAGGTAAGCCTGCTTTAGTTACTTCATAATCGTTAATATTTTCATGATCTAACAAAGCTTTAATAGAAGAGGCTGCCCACATTTCTATTTTTATTCCGGTTCGTCTTTCAATATAATTGATAATACTATTTTTAGTTTTTTCTAAACGCTTACCAAATGCTCTAGCTTTTTCGACATCAATCTTAACACCTTTAAATTTCATGTCAACTAGACACGGAAATAATTTAGTTTCTAATTCAAATATTTTTCTACAAGTTTTTTCTTCTACTCTTCCATCCGCATGAGTTTTAGTGTATAATACTTCATCCAATTTCTTATCAAATATGTTCCATAACTTTAAAGTTAAGTTTACATCTTGTTCAGCATAATCTTTTACTAAACTATAAGGTAATTTTTCCATATTAGTCATAGGGTCTTGTATAACTCCCTCGGACCACGCTTTAACTTTATCTGTTAAATCATATTTATATTTAGTTTCATTTAAATAAATTTTACTAATTGCATCTAAAGAATATTTCATTCTTGTTTCATCAATTACAGATGCAGCAATCATAGTATCTAATAATTCCCCCTGTACCATTTCACCAGTAGAAGCTCTAATCCAACATACATCGTATATCGCATTATGAAATACCTTACGTATGTCTTTGTTTTTAAAGAGTTTTTCGTTCAAGTAGTCCCATGTTTCTTTAACAGGTAAATTATCTGTCATGGCATGAGCTAAAGGAAAATAGAAAGTTTGTTTCTTAGTAGCAATTGCAATACCGGTTACAAAACCGTCTTTTCTAACTGCACCTAAACCTTTTGTTTTTAAATTTGGATCAGAAGTTTCTAAATCAATAGCAACAATATCTATATCCGTTAAATCTAACTCCGATACTTGTGGAACAGTACACATTATTTATAATCCCTTTCTATTATCATTTCTAAGTAGTGAATTGCTTTCTCTACATCTTGTAACTTTCCTTTTGCCTTATGTCTACAAATATATTTAATTGCATTTCCTTCTGCAAAAAGTAATTTGTTTTTATTTATAAAGTCTGCTGGTTGAATCTCCATGTCTTTGTAATGGGATCCCCCTATTTGCTTTTGGTATACAGCCATATTTACCTAGTTCCTTTCCTGTTTCTTCGGTTGCTAATACCCAGATGTCAAAGATTGCTCTACTAAACATAGTATACTTCAATCTATATTGTACGTTCTCTGGTTCGGGTTTGTGTCGTGTCAATGTTAAATCTCCAATAACATTATCATAAGTCATTCCCTTTACTTTATGAATATTTCCAAGTTCAATTCTAATTTTAGAATCATAATCAAATCCGTTTCTTATTACATTTTTAATA